CGGCGCACCGAACTTCTCTAGCGTGGCCGAGTCCAGTCAGGTAGCCAGGACCCACACGGACGTCACAGATCGCATATGGCCGGCGCCTGCCGAGGGCGAGGGGAACATAATCGGGGCGAATGAAGTCACTCGACCCTCGGCGGCCGGCCGAACGGAGGACAGGTGGAAGGTCTAGAGGTCGTCGCGTCGATCCAGTCGTGGCCGATCGGTCAGGTCGTCCCGTACCACCGAAACGCCCGGCTGCACACCGACGAGGACGTCCGTCGACTCGCCGAGTTCATCACCCGACACGGATTCAACAAGCCGATCGAGGTCGACGAGGCAGGCGTCATCCTATGCGGCCACCGGAGACTGGGAGCGGCGAAGGCACTCGGGATGGACGCGGTCCCGGTTATCGTCCACCGGCACCTCGACGAGGCGCAGAAGGCCGAGTACCGGATCGCCGACAACCGCCTGACCCTCGAGGGCGAATGGGACGAGGCTATGCTCGGGGCCGAACTCGATGACATCGTCCACGCCGGCGGCGACCCGAACTACACCGGCCTGGACTCCGAGGAACTCGAGCGGATCGTCAACGACTACCAGCGGCTGGTCGACGGCGAGGCGCCGGGCGGATCGAACGACGGCGGCGCCGCGGCGACCCAGACCCTGGCCGACCGGTTCCTGATCGCCCCGTTCACGGTTCTCAATGCTCGCGAGGGGTGGTGGCAGAACCGGAAGCGGGCGTGGGTGTCGCTCGGGATCCAGTCCGAACTGGGCAGGTCCGACTACGAGAAGCGGGCGACGAACAACTCCGGCGGTGTCCTGCTGACTTCGAACACGGTCGCGGACGCATCCTTCTACACCAAGAAGCGGGAGGCCGAGGTCGCCCTGGGTCACGCCCTGACCACCGAGGAGTTCTTGGCCGACTACTATGTCCGCGGCGAGGGGTCGGCGTCGTCCGGGACGTCGATCTTCGATCCGGTCCTGACTGAACTGCTGGTGCGATGGTTCTGTCCGCCGGGCGGGACCGTCGTCGATCCGTTCGCCGGCGGGTCGGTCCGGGGTGTCGTCTCGGCGAAACTGGGGCGAGCCTACTACGGGGTCGACCTGCGAGAAGATCAGGTCGCAGCGAACCGGGAACAGTGGGCGACGATGACTGCCGGACCGTCTACCGTGGGAATCCCGCCCGACTATCAGCCGGACCTGACCCCTGTCGAACGACGCGGGATGATCTGGATGAAGCGGGACGACACCTTCGCCATCGCCGGCGTCCGCGGCGGGAAGGTCCGGACGTGCTGGGGCCTCGCCCAGGGAGCGACCGGCCTCGTCACGGCGGGATCGAGGATGTCTCCTCAATGCAACATCGTCGCCCACGTCGGGAAGGCGCTCGGGATCCCGGTCGTTGTTCACACTCCTGTCGGAGTCCTCGGGCCGGAACTCGAAGCGGCCGAGGCCGCGGGCGCCACGATCGTCCAACATAAGGCAGGGTACAACACGGTGATCGTCGCACGAGCCCGCAAGGACGCGGCCGATCGCGGCTGGCGGGAGATCCCGTTCGGGATGGAATGCAAGGAGGCGGTCGATGCCACGGCCGGCCAGGCGGCGAACCTGCCGGATGACTGTCAGCGTATTGTGGTGCCTGTCGGGTCCGGGATGTCGCTCGCCGGAATCCTCCACGGACTCGAGCGTGCCGGCCGAACGACCCCGGTCCTCGGCGTCGTCGTCGGGGCCGACCCGACCAAGCGACTGGACGCCTACGCTCCGAAGGGGTGGCGGGACCGGGTGACGCTCGTCCCGTCCGGGGTCGACTACCACGACGAGGCCGCGGCGGTCGACTACGAGGGCGTCGTCCTTGACCCCATCTACGAGGCGAAGTGCGTCCCGTTCCTCAAGGACGGCGACTGCCTATGGGTGGTCGGGATCCGACAGTCGCGGGACCCCGGAATCCTCCCGTCGGTCCGCCGCGGTCCGGACCCGACCTGGATCGCGGGTGATGGGTTGGAGATCGAGAACCTACTCAATGGCTGCCGGGCCGACCTCGTTCTGACGTGCCCACCCTACGGCGACCTCGAGGTCTACTCCGACGACCCCAGGGACATCTCGACAATGGACCACTGCAAGTTCCTCGTCACCTACCGGGCGATCGTCGCGGCCGCGATTCGGACAATGAAGCCCGATCGATTCGCCGCGGTCGTCGTCGGCGACGTCCGGGACTCGAAGGGAAACTACCGGAACCTCGTCAGCGAGACCATCGACGCCTTCCGGGCGGCCGGCGCCGACCTCTACAACGAGGCGATCCTCGTGACCGCGGTCGCGTCCCTGTCGATCCGTGCCGGCCGGCAGTTCTCGGCCAGTCGCAAGTTGGGCAAGACCCACCAGAACGTCCTGATCTTCGTGGTCGGCGATCCGAAGCGGGCGACCGCCGCGTGCGGAGCGGTCGAGGTCGACGTCCCAGACGAGTCCTTCGCGGAGGGTAAGGTGGAGGCCTGATGCTCGGCGTCTCGCAGCGAGCCTACGCCAGGCACCGGCGGTGTACGCACCGGGCGGTCCAGAAGGCGGTCGCGTCCGGACGGATCCCGGTCCTGGCCGACGGATCGATCGACATCGAGGCGGCCGACAGGGCGTGGTCATCGAACACCGACGAGTCCAAGTCGTCGAACACGGTATCTGGAGAACCGCACCACCGGAGGCCTGCGGGAGGTCCACCGGTCCCTGCCGGGACCCAGACGGGACCCAGGAGCCAGGTCAACGGGACCAGCGCCGGAGGCCAGACCGATGCTGAACGTACCCAGAGCACGACCGCGGCTGGATACACGGCCGCCCGTGCCCTGCGCGAGACGTTCGCCGCACGACGGGAACGCCTGAAGTATGAACGCGAGGCCGGCCAGTCGGTGTCGGTCGACGAGGTCAAGGACGCTGCCTTCGCCACGGCGCGGCGGGTCCGGGACCTGCTCCTGGCCTTGCCTGACCGGGTCAGTCCGGTCCTCGCCGCGACCGATGACGCGACAAAGTGTCACGCGATCCTGACCGACGAGATCAGGCGGACCCTCGAGGAACTGAACCAGTGACTGTCGCCGAGATCTACGGGACGGCCTTCGCCGAGGGATTCCAGCCGGAGCCCGTGATGACCGTCTCCGAATGGGCGGACGAGTACCGGCGCCTGTCATCGGTCGCGTCGGCCGAACCGGGTCGGTGGCGGACGGACCGGACGCCATACCTCCGTGAGATCATGGACCTGCTGTCTCCGTCGTCGCCGGTCCAGCGAATCGTATTCATGAAGGGCGCCCAGGTGGGCGGGACGGAATGCGGGAACAACTGGGTTGGGTACATCATCGACCGGTCTCCCGGGCCGATCCTGTACGTCGAGCCGACGGTCGAGGTGGCGAAGCGCGTGAGCAAGCAGCGGCTCGCCCCGATGATCGACGCGACCCCGATCCTCCGAGGGAAGGTCGCCGAGTCCCGGTCCCGGGATTCCGGAAACACCACCTTCGTGAAGGAGTTCGCCGGCGGAATCCTGATCATGACCGGGGCGAACTCAGGATCAGGTCTCCGGTCCATGCCGGTCCGGTATCTGTTCGGAGACGAGGTCGACGAGTATCCCGGCGACGTCGACGGCCAGGGCGACCCGGTCTCGCTCGCCGAGAAACGGACGACGACCTTCTCGAGGCGCAAGGTGTTCCTCGTCTCGACCCCGACGATCCGCGGTCTGTCCCGGATCGAGCGCGAGTTCCTGACCTCGGACCAGCGCCGGTTCTTCGTGCCCTGTCCGGAATGCCTGAACTATGACTGGATCCGGTGGGAGAACATCCGGTGGGACGGGATCGATCCGTCGACCGCCCGGCTGACGTGCGTTGCGTGCAACGCCCAGATCGAGGAACGCCATAAGGTCTCGATGCTGCCGGCCGGCGAGTGGCGCCCGACCGCCGAGGGAGACGGCCGGACCGCTGGCTACCACCTCTCGGGACTCTACTCGCCGCTCGGGTGGAAGTCGTGGTCCGAATGCGTGTCCGAGTTCCTGGACGCGAAGGACGACGCGATGCACCTCAAGACGTGGATCAACACGGTCCTCGGCGAGACGTGGGAGGAGCGTGGCGAATCCGTCGAACCGGCGGCGATCCTCGCCCGCGCCGAGAAGTACGAGGCCGAGGTCCCGAACGGGGTCGGGATCCTGACGGCGGCGATCGACGTTCAGGGAGACCGCCTCGAGATCCAGGTGAAGGGGTGGGGTGCGTCCGAGGAATCGTGGCTCGTCGCCCACACCCAGATCTACGGCGACCCGGGAACCGAGAAGGTCTGGTTCGAGGCCGACACGTTCCTCCTCCAGACCTTCGAACACCAGTCCGGGCGCCGGGTCAAGATCGGCCTGACCGTCGTCGATTCCGGCGGACACCACACGGAGCAGGTCTACAAGTTCTGCAGGGCGCGGGTCGGCCGGCGGGTGTTCCCAGTCAAGGGAAGCTCGAGTCGTGGGACGGAGGTCGTCGGCCGGCCGACGGACCGGAACCGGTACAGGGTCCACCTCTACATGGTCGGGACCGACACGGCGAAGGACGCGGTCTACTCCCGGCTCCGGATCCCGGGTCCCGGGCCGGGATACATGCACCTCCCGGACTGGGTTGACGCGGAATACGTCGCCCAGATGACCTCGGAGAAGTCCATCCGGAAGTACATCAAGGGGCGAGGGACCGTTCGCCAGTGGGTCAAGATCCGGGAACGCAACGAGGCCCTGGACCTCGAGGTCTACTGCCTGGCCGCCCTCTACATCATGGGCACTCCGGTTGTCCGGTCACTAAAGGAGCGGGCGAGGAAGCTGTCCCTGCCTCCCGGCGACGCGGATCCCGCGGACGGAGATCCGGCGATCGATCCGGCCGATCCTCCGACCCGGCGAGGCCCTCGACCGCGTCGTCCGGGCGGCTGGTTGTCGGGATACTGACCCTCGAACACTTGACATCTCACAGCGTAGAATGATGCGAATCTCGCTTGCGCGGACAAGCAAGGTGGACGATACTGTGTTTGTCGCAAGGGAAACGCCCGACCGACGACCCGAACTAGGAGAACGACATGGACCGCACGATCAGCGAGCAGAACGCGACGACGACGACGATCGAAACTATCCCGACGCTCGGCCCGAACCAGAAGATCTGGAACAACTACATCATCGAGACGAGCCGGGCGATCGGTCGGGTCGGCCGTCGGCAGTCGGGAAGCCACGTCCACCTCCTGCGGGTCGA